GTAGTCAAGAGTGTATAATGCTACACCACTTGAATCTCCGAATACGTCAGCCGTGTCGGTAGTACAAGCTGGAAGTCCAACTTTAATAAGCCCTTTTCCTAAACTCATAAATTTAAATTATTTCTGGTTCGGCTGGGAAAAACACAATTCTATATTGTAACACATCAGCATAACTTGTAAAGGCGTTTACCTCTGCTTCTAATCTGTCGGCTTCGGTTAATATCCATGCTCTTTCTGTTGCTACATCAGCATCAATGTCAATGCTTCTTTCTACTTGCCTGACAACTTGCCAATCTGTTGGTTTTAACAATTCCCCTGCTTTGCTTTTTATTTCAGCTAATTTAGATACTTTTATTTCATCTAACTTATAGCGTTTTTCAGTTCCAGTAACATTGCCTTCTTCATCCAAAATATCAATATCTTGGTCAAAGTCTATGTCTGTTATATCATAAGTAACAACCTCGTTTGCTTCATCAAAATACAGCCCCCCTTTGGTTTGTGTAAGGGAATTAAAAGCTGGTTTTACAACATCATAAAATCCGTTTGATTTTAAAACCTCATTACTGGCATTTCTAAAATTTAAAATATTATTCCAAACAGATGGTAACGTTTTATAAATCTTTATTGTTCCGTTTTCAATTCTTGCTTTCATATTAACTTGATATTTGAGAAATTGTGTACCATGCTTCGGATGTCGAAATAAATTTTATCTGTATGAAATTCTTGGTGGCAGAAGTGTCATCATAAGTACCGCTGATAAGATTAAAAGTTCCTGCTGAACCATTTATGTTGCCAAGCGTGAGGGTGTAGGATGACCCCCCTCCAGTAACAACAATATTTTTTAAATCCCCCACAACTACATTCGTGAAATTCAATGTTGCTGAATGACCAGCTGTAAGTGTAAAGGTGTCTGCGGTGGAAGTATCAACGGTGATTGTTGCAGCAGAAGTCAAAGCACTACTGGCTGTGTACTCATCACCTAAAACTCCGCTTGTTACTTTTGTTAATGCCATTTTCTATTTTTTACAAAGTTAAGATATTTTTATGTGTGTCACTTCAATGTTGCCTGTGCCTGTCGCTGGGGCAGTCGTAAATGTTAATGTCGTACCGCTTACAGAATAATTGCCTTTGGCTTGATAAACCCCATCAATGTAAATCTGTAAATTGTTTTTTGTAGATGGCTCTGTTGTAAGCGTAAATCCAGTTGTTGATCCATCGCCATTGAACGCATCAATCTCGATGCTTGGGGTTCCATTTATAGAAACGTAATGGGTAAACTCAATAGCTGATCCGTTTGATGGGGCAGTTGTAAAAGTAACTGTCGTTCCAGCTGTAGAATAGTTTGATTTTGATTGATAAACCCCATCAACATAAATTTGAACATTGTTTTCACTTGCAATTGTATTGCTTAATGAAAAACCAGTTGTCGAGCCATCTCCTGTTGCTGTATCAATAACAACGTTTGTTGCACCACCAGAAGCAGTAGAAGCAATCGTAATATTATCCCCAACAGGGGTCAATGTAATATTACTTCCAGCGACTAATGTAACGTCATCGGTTGAAGCATCTGAACCAGTCAATCGAATAATAGCATTGTCTCCAGAATCTACGGCTGAAACAGCATAAGTTGTATCATTATCTGTTATGGCGTTTATTTGCGTTTGGATTGCCGATGTAACCCCAGACAAATAACCCAATTCTGTATCTGTAACTGTCGAGGCAGCAACCTTTCCACTTGCATTTGAAACGAGGGCTTTTGAAGCAGTTAAATTTGAACTTGTGATTGTAGATGCCCCCCCTGTGATTGTATCTTCTTTGGAATCAATCTGGGTTTGAATTGCCGATGTAACTCCAGAAACATAACCGAGTTCGGTATCTGTAACAGTAGAAACAGCAACTTTGCCAGAAGCATTTGAAATTAACGCCCTTGATACTGTAAGATCGCTGGAAACTATTGTTGTAGCAGCACCAGTAATCGTATTTTGTTTAGCGTTAATTAAATTTGTGATTGTAGTATAAAAATCTGGATCATCATTTAAAGCAGCAGCAATCTCGTTTAATGTATCAAGAGTTGTAGGTGCTGAATCAATCAGATTGTTAATTTGTGTATTTACATAATTTTCTGATGCGATAAATTTATAAGCCGTGTCATAATATTCAAGTTTTGAATCTGTCGTATTGTAACGGATTACCCCAGTTTGTCCTGTTGGCTGTTGTGCCGTAGAACCGTTGGGCAATCTAAAAGCATCTGTATTTGAACCAGCGTCAATTGTAAAATCAGGAGTGGCGGAAAAACCTAATTGCCCAGCCGTATTAATAAAAATATCTAAATCGTTTCCATTGCCATCAGTAAGTTCTTTTCCTGTGGCATCAACTTCCGCATTATCAGTCGTTTTTATGAAACCAAGATAAGTATCTTTTATTCTTTGTCCTGTAAGTGTGGTTCCCATATTTTAATTTTTACAAATTTAAGAATTTTTTATTCGTCATTCCATAAGTCGTTTGCTGTATCCCATTTATCATTTTTATTTTGCCAAAGCGAATCTTTAATTTTTTTCAGAATAAATTTTCTGAACCGCCCAGCTTTTGGAACAATATTTCTTTTTAAGCCGATCATTATTCAGGTACATGGCGCAAGTAACAAATTATGTGTCCTTTTGTAAGCGTAATATCTGTAAAGTTGCCATAAATAATCTGGCCATCTAAAAGATTATAATCAGTCAGCGTAGTGTCTCCAGCTGGGGTGTCATTAGTTCCAGAAAAGGTTGCAGAAGTTATACATTCGATCATACAAAAATATTCACCGCTTACTGTTGTTAAATTGACATCACCCTTAATAAGTGTACGCATTCCGAAATCCCCAAAAGACATCCTGTGAAAATTGTTTGCTGAATATAAATCCCTTGTTGCCATAATTAACGTTTTTTACCTTGACCTCTATATTTTTTTTTATACCCCTTTTGACCTTTACTGGCATTTTTCGAATGCACATTCGGTCTGCGTTTTTTTGGTTTTCTATAAAATTTAACTTCTATTTTTTTAGCCATTACTTTTTAAAATTTACGCCAATCTTATCGGCTGTCCTTGCACCAAAATAACCGCATAGAACCCAAGTTAATAAATCAGATGTATCAGAGGTATCTAAACCCATAAACCAGCCAGAAATATAGCTTAAAACAAGCACAGCGAGTGTGAGTGGCCTTACATTTCGAGCCAACCAACTTTGAGAATTAGAATCAGCAACCCAACGCTTTGTAATACCATCAATTTCGGCTCGTTCAATTTTAAGTTTCTGCAATGCAACCTCCTTGTCGGCTTCGGACATTTCAGACCCCCCTATTATCGCCTCAATGACATTTCCAACAGGGGTATCGTTGGCTATTTTGCCAACAACATTTGGAATCTTTTCCAATAGGAATTTCCCGACAGCGGTATCTTTAAACTTCTTTTTTGGCATCGGTTAAATAAATGTATTGGGTTTTGCGATTGTTTTTTATAGCTTTTAAAACATTGCCTCTGTTTGCTGAATCACTTACATAGGAAATGTGAATCCAATCTGGGTTCTGGTCATTGCCATATTCCCAAATTAATTGGTCAAAATTTAAATTGTCTTTGACGTAATTAAATAAATCAGCATTTTCTTTATTACCGAGCGAATCAATATCAATCGCTTGGCCTTTGGTATGTTGGCTTGTCGGTTTAGATTTTATTTTAACGCACAATTCTGGTGATCTGTAAAAGCTGTTTACACGAATCGGATGCCCAGCCCATTCACGAAGTGGCTCAAATATATTCTTTGCCAACTTTTTCATTTCCTGAATCTGGTTTTCGTTTGGTATGTTTTCGATTTCGTACTTTTCGGCTGTCTTACTTCTTACAGCTTCATCCCATGTAATATGTTTGCTGATATATCTCATAGTTTATTATTTTACGCAGTCCTCTAATTCTTTTACTTTTAATTTTAATTCATCTATTTCGTTGAAATATTTATCGGTGTTTTTCTCCAGATATATTAATCGTAGATTTTGTTCAGCATCTTCTGGTAGCCCCCCCATTTCTCCACGAGGCCATTTAATCCTAAATTCGCTGTTCATTTTTAGTTCCGTTTCCATTCTCATTTGTGAAACATCTATTGCTTGTATCTGCGACAGCAATGTAAAATATACTCCTGCAATTGAAAATAAAGCCATGCCGATTCCAATTAAAGTTTTAATGTCGATTTTAACATCTGATCTTCCATCGCCATCCAAATCAATTTCTGCCATTGTTTTTTATTCTATTATAAATACCAAGCCCAGTATAAACAATTGAGAAAATAAGTAGGGTTGTCTGCAAAGCTGGGTTGATTGGGGTTAAACTTGTTAATAATGCTACTGCGCTGAATCCATATATTTTTAAATCTTCCATTTTAGGTGGTTTTTTCGATTCGATTTGAAATTTCTATAATTGCTCTGAAATATGTTTTGTCATCTTCATAATCTTCAAAATATCTGATCCGATCAACAGTAGTCGTATAAACGTTAAAATTCTCGGTTGATAAATCGATGTTTGTTCTGGTTCGGATAATTTCCAGAATGCCATCGACCATCAAATTACATTGATATTCTCCACCATCATCGCCATCGAAACCTGTAATGGCTTCAATTCGTGTTTTGTATTCTCCAGTAAACGTTGTTTGATTCTGGTCTATTTCATCCATCTGATATGAATAAACCCTGATAAAAGGCGTTTCTGTTCCAAATGGCACACGATTATAAATCGGCACAAAAGAACCGCTGATGCTTATTTGATTTGTTAATGCATCAATGAATTTTTTTCTTATATGGTGAAAAATCTCATTCATTATCTTTTTAGTTGTTTTCTGATGTCTCTAATAGTGTTCATCAGAAGTGTTCTTAAATTCTTTTCAATATTAGGGTAAAAATATGGTTTGCCTTTTCTGTATCTTGACCCAAATTCCTGAACCATAGCGTAATCAAAATTGTTTTCAGCAAGTGCGATTGATTCGACCATTGCGGTAGTTTCGTCAATCATCGTTCCGTTTACTTGCTGTCTCAAATTTCCTGTATCAACTGGCGCATCCCTTTTTATATCATTTTGGGATTCAGTTGCAAAATGCTTTAAATTAGGATTCAAAACAGTTTTGTCCAATCTTTTAAGATTGTTCAGCTTGTTTAAAATCCTGTTCAAATCACCCTCGACAACTTTTATATCCCTTATCATATAAATTTAGTTGCTAAAATTTTAACAAATTGATCTTCTTGGCTTTCGTAGATATTGTTGATTTTGTAGTTTCCTGTTTCGCCTTGAAACTGTATTATGTCATTTGCCAAAATATATTGATCGGCTGTTTGACTGCGAACTATAATTTCAACCTCAATGTATCTACCAGAAGCAAATTCAGTTTTTGATATTTCGCCTTTGAGTTCTTTTACCCTTGCCCAAATAGTGGCCACAGTTGTAAGAGTTGATGTAGTACCCCCATAGCCATCAGAAGTTTTTGATTGCCTTTTAATTACGATTCTTTTATTTAATTTTCCTGAATCCATTAAATGAACATATTTTTAAAACTTTGTAAAATCTGCGTTACTTTGGTTGGAACTTCAACAAAAGATACCCCCTGCAAAACTATAAAATCAGCCCTGTTATCATAATAGGTTGAAACCAGCTGGAGAATAGCCTGTTGAAGCAGTCCATTGTCCATTCCAAGGGTTGTGTAACTTACAATAACATCTTTGGCTGGTAATTCGTTTAATTCGATGATTTCATCGTATAGGCCATAGGTATCATAATCGGCAGCTGTACCCTCGACTGTGACGCTGGAAATTGCATTCAATGGGGAATAAGGAACGCTAAATCTGTTGGTTGCTTCTTCCAAGTAGTATTGTCTCGACTTGGCAACAATATCCTTGCCGATAAAGTTTTCACACCACAATCGAGCCTGTTCAATCATCGTACCGATTAATGTGTCATCATCGCTGGTATCAATTCTCATGTAAGATTTTGCTGTCGCAACGCTTATAATTTCATCCCCTGTTGTTGAGACTATTTTTTCGCTTGGCATTATTTAGCTTTTTTAGTGGTTCTTTTCTTGACTGCTTTATTCTCCTTTGTTTGCTTTACAGCTTTTTCTTCTTTGATTTCGATTCCGATCCCCCTTGATAAATAATGCTGTGCCGTTTTATGGTCAAGATCGTGAATTTCATCTGCATATCTCCAGCCCTTTGCTGAATATACGTCTTTAAGCATTTTAATTTTCATGATTTTTAATTTATACAAAGATAAAAAAAATTGAGCCACTAAATTTAGCAGCTCAATCCCTTTACAAACTAAAACAAATATTATGGAGATAAGAAGAATTTATCTCAATGCAAAGGTATTAAATTTTGTTTTATATTTTCCATCTTTGTTCAATCTTATTGCTTTTTGATTGTTATTTTTAAAGAAAAAGAATCCATCATAATGCTGAACCCAAACAGCGTAATAATCGACATCGCATTTTTCGTATTTCCGATGCCTTACAAGATCAACAGCAACGCCATACTTGTTCGGTTTTTTTGTCGTGCCTTTGACTTGTATTTTGACCAGCCTTTTATCTATTTCAGCAATCAAATCGTAAACGCAGTTGTCTGCCAATGGTCTGGAAACTTGATGGCCATTTTCAAGCAAAGCAGAAGCGATTTTTATTTCAGCCATACAGCCGATTAGATTGACATCCATAGTCAAATTTAGTTAAAAAAAAATACCCCCCAAAAAGGAGGGCATTCTCAAACAACATTATTAACTAATTTACCAAAGAAAATTATCGCATATAGGCTTCGAAACAAATGCTGGAACAAAACTCTGAATCTGATTTTTTTCCGCATTCGAGACATTCGTGTTCAAGGTCAGATGTGTAAAATATGGGGTCGTTTAGTTCTCTATCTGGCGTGTACATCGTTTCTGTTTTTTATTGATTCAATTTTATCATCTATTTCCTTGGCTTTCATCAGCAAAAATAAATAATCGCTGGAATCCATTTTGTCTTTGTTCTGATCTATTATATTATAAATATAGTCAAAAATGTCATTGTTTTTCATGGTCAGTTGTGTAGATTAAAACAGCAAGTAAAGCCATAAAGAATGAATCAATGAATGCACCAAAGACCCATGACATTCTGATTGACCACAAAATAAAAAGGCCAACCAGTACCATTTTGATAATTTCTATTCGTGAAGCCATAATGAAAAATTTAGCATAATTATACAAAAGCCGAAAAGAATCAGCGTTCCAAAAAATATTTCCTTTAAAAAGCTAATGTTGTTTTTTCGCCTTGTTTCTGGATCAACCTTTTGGATGATTAAATACTTGTTTAATACTTGTTCTAATAGTTCAATGTTTTCCATGATATTTAATTTAATAGGGTTTATGAATATAAATCTTTTAATTTTATCCAAGTTGTTTCAATAGTTCCATGTTTTGGGGAATCTTTTTCAATAATTATATTTGATTTAATCCATTCTTGAATTTCTGGCATTTTATCAAGTTCTTGGGATTTTTCTAATTGATATGAAATATCTTGTAATGTTTGAAGCAAATAATTATTAAGTGAAATATGTTCATATTTATTTTTTTTACCAGGCACATTGTTATTTATTTCTATTTCATCGCCAATAGCTACTTCAACATAAAAAGGATCAACCTCAATATCATACATTATAAAATTGTAACTTACTATTCCCCAAAGACCAGTTTCCTCATCTAAAACATAGGAAACTAAAGGATCGTTAAATTTCATAGTACGATTGTTTTTTTTAATTGTGGGTTTCATAATATTTGTTGTTTTAATTATAGTCCAAATATATAATCTTTTTTTATAATACAAAAACTTTTTTTACTTTTTTTTAATTTTTTTTACATTTTAGGTTTTAACAATAAAAAAGGGGAATCAATATGACCCCCCTCTTTTGGATTAAAACTACGATATTATTAAGGAGTTTCAAGTGCTGTTTTAGCAGTTGAGAAAGTTCCTTGAACAATAGCGTTTGGCAAGTAATTGGTCAAAGCCACTCTTTCTTGGGCTTTTACAGTTACGAAACCATCTCTGAAGTTGGTAGAATCTTCTCGGCTAAAGCTGATGGCCAGATTTTCTCTGATCCAAAGCTGGGTAGCTTGTGCAAGATTTCCAACAAGGAATTTACCAGAAGTAACAGCGGTATTTACAGTCACAGGGATTCCCATGATAGTAGGCTGGATTCCAGAATAAATTTGTTGTCTCAAATACTCATTGGCAGTTGATTTCAACAATACAATTTTGTGAAGATCAGTAGGATTCAACAAAATGGTATCAGCTTGATAATTAGCAAGAGCCAATTGGTTCAAAGCAGCAACAAGAACATCGTATTCGTTGGCTGATTCTACAGACTGATAGAAAGCACCACCAGCACCAGTAACGAAAGCAGTTCCATCAGTAAACAAACCATCAAGGTTTGGAGAAGAACCATCACCGTTAAGGATTTCAGTATCTTCAACAGAAAGAACTTTGCCAGGTACTCTTGCAGAAAGGTAAGATGAAAGTTGAGGGGTGTCCGCCAACATTTCTTCGGTAAGTCTCATATAAGTACCGATTTTCTCCAAGTTTACGCTGGTCGCAGTAATATCAAAGTCAGATTGACCAAGAGTAGAACCTTGAGCAGTAGCAGCAGCGTTGTCAGCATATCCAGATTCTTTGGGGAAACGGATTGTTTGTGCGCTGGTTGATCCTTGGGGAATCAAGTTTCTGATGTGTACGCTTCTGCTGGGGTCAAATTTAAATTGAGCAACAACAGTTTCGTCAGCTACAACGCCAGTATAGTCGGCAGCCATAGTCATATCAGCTTTTACCTCAAAAGAAGCAGCATTGGTGTTTCCTTTGATTAGACCCTCAACAACGCCATCTTTGAAAGCGGCATCAAGAGCACCTTTGAATGATTTAGGGGTAACGCCAGACAAAGTTTTTTTGGCATTAACTTCCATTTCATCCATTCTTTTGTTCAATTCTTCGTTTTTAGAAATAAACTCATTTGAAAGGTTGGAGATTTCACTTTTTAGTGATTCTTCGATTTGTCCTTTCGCATTGTCTTTCGCTGAATTGAACGCTTTTTCGATTTTGGAATCAACAAGATCACCAAGTTGGTCAAGTTGATTTTTAATTTCTTCGTTCATTTTTATTTATTTAGACGATTATACAAATAGTTATAAATCTCATTGTCATCGCTTTTTACAACAGTCGGCTCTGTGACTTCAATTGTCGGCAAAGTGGCATTAATGTATAGTGATTTCAATTTATAGATTTCTGCTTCAAGGGCATAGCCTAATTCATCGGAAATATCTCCCTTGCGAATTAGTTTAGCCATATTATCAAAACGTTTTAGGATTTTTTCTGGGTCGAAATTTCCTTTCACGTCAAGAATCATTGCTTGATCGTTTGCAGCAAGTGTAACAGCTGAAACCTCAAACAATTTAACCTCGTTTAGTTCCCTGTATTGGCCATTGTTGGCTTTCTGAATTGGCAAGATGCCGACAGAGTTTTCTGTAATTACTCCAGCTTTCATAAGTTCAATAACATCCAAGCCAAGTCGAGTTTTTGGAACTTGGGCTTCAAATACTAATCCCTTTTCATCTTCTTCCAGATGTTGCATTTTGCCGATGGGTTTGTCCATATCGTGCTGATACAGATATTTTACCCTTGAGCCGTTTTCTTGGATTGTCTTTTTGTAAGCCCCCTTGTTGATGATGTCTCCATCTGAATCAACATTACCAAATACTGAACCGTAGCCTTTTACGATTCCCATTTTTTCATCCGCATCGATTATTTCACCGAGATGCGTTGATTTATAAAGTATTGTATTCATATTACAAAGATATTAAAATTCTGGAACTGGTTTTGGTTCAATCAAAATGCTACATCGGCAGTTGATATTGTTTTCAGCCAATGACCCTGAACCGGGGTGGGTTAAATACTCCCCCCCTACAAGAAATTTTTCATTTCCATTTACAGATTGACCGTTTGCTGCTGCATGGGTGTCTCTTGTGCGAAAGAAACTGGCCAACCAAGTTTTTTTAACATTTTCAATCCCATACATATCGGAAGCGGTTTGCAGCGTTGCAAAATTGGCAGCGTTTGTCGCTTCTGTTCTGACAATTCTTCTGGCTTTGTAATCAGTCAAGCCTTTAAATTGTGATTTTAGTATTCTCCCAGCTTCTCGCTCGTTTAACGCTTGGAATGATGGGTCTTTATGTAGTTTAGCAATTATTCTGGTTATTTCTTTTTGTGATGCAATAGAAACATTTTTGCCTTTTACTTCTGAAATCTTTAAACCAGTCTGCCTAAATTTATCACGCCAAATATTTGAATAGTTGTCGGTATTAAACTCATTTGGAAATTTTCCTGTATTTGTATTTTTAAACAGTTTTGAAAATCTTGTTCCAATATTGGCGTAAAGAATGGAATAAATAACAGCAATTTCGTATTCTTTAAATAAAGATGTCCAGTTGTTTGTGTTTTGTGTTTTTAAATACTCTTCAATGGCCAAAGCATATTCCCTGTTCAAATATCTTCTGACTGGGATAATTTCTTTGGCTTCGGCTTTGTCAAGTTCATTCTCAAAATTTTCCTGCCATTCTTGTTCTTCCTTTGTCGCTTTAATCAAAGATTTATTTTCGAATAAATTTGAGCAAACAGCAATACGCTGGTCAATATCAGCAAATTCGTTTTGGACTTCCCTATTCACAATACAGCGATCAAGAAAGCCCAGTCTGTTTTCTCCAATTCTCGGTTTTGGCAATGGCATTTTATTCGCCTCTTAATTTTTTAATTTTTCGGATTGCCCAATCAACCCCAGCAGTACCCCCCCAGAGATTCCAAGCAACATAACCGTTGTCTTTCCAAGGCTCATCCTTATATTTTGGGTCAATCTTTGCGTTTTCTCTATGTCTGTTAAATTGTGCCATTCTGGAAATAACATCAACCGATAGCTTTTCTCTACCAGCTAATTGTGATGCACGTTTCCAGCCGATCTCGGTTCCTCCTTTGACAACATCACGACCATACTTTTCACGCCACTCAATCATTCTTCTGGCGTTGTTGGTTGCAGCTTGTGGATAATCATTGTAAGATTCTTTTAACAAAACTTCCTTGTCCTGCTCATTGTAGGAATCCTCATCATAAGCTGATTCGCTTTGGTCATATTCACCACGCTGGATTGCCTCAAATTCCTCATGGGTTTCAAAAGGCATATAAACGGTTCCGCCATTATGAATCATTGAATGATAACCCTCACCGCCTAATTCTCTGGCTCTGTTTACAGCTTCCTGAACGGTTGTATAAACATTTGGCAAACCTGGCACTTGTGCCTTTAAAAGTTCATTGTAATCAATATCAATGTTCTTTGGCTCAAGGTCGATTGTGTCTGTTGTAAGCGGAATCAAATTCGCTGGAACGTAATAATCATTCAGCTTGGCATCATCTTCATCAATTCCATAAGACATCGCTGAACGTTTTTCGTTTGGTGTCAGCCACCACGCTTGAGACATTTGACCAACAACCTTGTCCATTTCTTCTTGAAGTTCTGGGATAGCTGTAAAGTCAAAATCAATGTATAGCTTTTCGCCAAATCTTGGGGTCAGCCATCTGTTCAATTCTTCTCTAATTTTAACGAGTTCTGGCATTACAGCGTTTTGATACAAAGCCTTTTTAGCTTCTTTCATATTGTTGTAAGTGCTGGAGTCTGTATTATTTAGCAGTTGAACAGGAACGTTGTAAATATTACAAAGGTCTTTTATTGAT